GCTCATACGGGATCTGAAACGGGTTCCCTTCTTTATCTACAACGCGAAACGAGCCATCTGGACCGAACACCGGGTACAATTCAGTGGCTCCATTGCCCTCCATTACATCTAAAACTTCTTGTCGTCGCATAGTAATCCCCCATATTCTATCATACTCTAACCCTATCGGGTAATTGTTTGCCGTATTTCTTTAATAATGACATCCGACGTGACCCTGAACGCACCGAATCCAGATACTCGAGATCTTCAGTTGGCACGGCTTCGGCGTAGTACGGATCGGCAATATTCTGGTTACCATGCTCGAAGTAATCGCGCATCTGCCAGCAGATTAAATCCGCAATGAGGCAGTCATCAAACGCCCCACGCCGCGCTCCTGTGCGCCCGGTTTTATTCGATACCTTCACATTTTGTTCGCGTGTCTCCTCACGCACATACGTAAGGTATTCCCCGAGCAACGTCTCGTCATACGAGACCATCGCGCCGGTTGCCAGCGCTTCCTGCATGGTCGCGATCATTACAGGTTTTGTCGCTTTATTTGTAACCCACCCTTCTTTGATGTTGACATTTTCTCCCGACGTACCAGAGACACGCAACTCATAATACAGGTTAGCATAGCCCACGTCCGTGAGAGCCTCAAGAACAGCGAGTCCCGGCCCGTTTCTTTCCACACCAATAAAAGCGGAATTCCATCGCCATCCCAGATCTGCGATCTTGGCAGCGAAAACACGGGGTTCCCACCGCCCTCGAAGTGTCGCCACATGTATCCCGGTCCTCCAATCCCGAACGACCGCCGCCCCATAGTCGCCATCAGATAACCCCTCCGAACAGTCTACACCGATGATATATTCACGTCCCATGATTGGTTCTTGCCACTCGCGAAGCTCTTTTGTCATCACCATCGGACGGTGCTTCGCGGCTTCTTTCATCATTGCCATAATAATCGACGAGTCAAAGACCTGCGAGCCTGATGCAACAAAGGCTTCTTCCCACGTGCGCGGGAACTCCTGCGACATATCGCGTTTCCCGAGTTCAGGACCACCGGCTGAGATCTTATTCTTCAACATGGTGGCGTACCACTCAGGATCAGACGTTCGATCCGGGTGGCTCGACCACGGGATAAACCACGGGACAAAATCGTTCTGTTTCCCGTGCGCGGAGCGGAAGATATTGTAGAACGTCCCGGCGGCACCCTTCGCGGTACTCAGCCCGATAATCTGCCCTTCAATCCCCAACGAGTCAGAGATGGCGGCAAAGTTCTCGGTATCGTACGGGTGCATGGCCCACTCATCGAGGACCGCCAGCGAGGTCGCTTCACCACGTCCGGCATCTTCGGTTGAGGCCAGCGATTCTACACGGCTAAAGGCATTATCCGCACCATCAAGAAAGAACTCGATAACCTGCGTGCTGCGATTCGGCTCAACACCGGGGATCAACCACTTCGGAATCTTACTGAACGTATCCTTCATCCGGCGGATCAACATCTTCGCCGCCATCTCCTTGTAGGAGAGCAGCAAGACGTTCGAGCCGGGGTGAAAGAGCGCCAGCCATAGCGCATAAAAGCTCACCAGCCATGATACACCAAGCTGGCGAGCCTTTAAGATAACGTGTCTATTTTTGCCTTCTACCCCGTGTTGCCAGTTATGTACGAGAGCCAGTTGCCAATCCCACGGAACGAACTTTTGGAGTCCCTTACTCGTCCCTCGAGTCTCGGTATACCAAGCATAGTGCTGTACGAAATACGCACACGATTCGCGGCATTTCGCGATTTCCTCTTCAGCATTAACTACACGGTTCTTTGTATCCACAATTCCTACAGATCGCTAACGAGCAGCCGTTAACAAAGGGAAGCTGCCCCACACCGCAGCAGGGACAGTCTTCATAATGTCCATCTCTAGATTCTGACTTAACACGGACGGGAACAGGAACTTTTTCACGCAGAGCAGGTATGGGGAGCTGTACAGCCATTGAACGCCTTTGAGATTACGAGACAATTTCCCAGCCCATCGTTTCTGCGGCAGTAGCAATATGTGGATCATCCGACCACTTATCCGTACCGTCGAGCAACTGCTCAAAGCGGACGGCTCGAATAACGTCGGCTTGGGGGGAGCGAAAGAGTCGAGGTTTCTTTCTAGGTTCTATTATACCATCTGCGTTGGCGTACGAATACAAATTATTGTCGTGTGGACGCGGTTGTTTTCGCTTCGACCGACTGCTCATCCAAAAGTCCATAATCGCCTCATTCAACCATCAATGTGACACTGCGAGGAACCCTGCGCGGTGTTCTGATCTGTATAATTTTCTGGGCATCGCACCAACTGAACTGCCTCCCGTGAAGCAGCCTCCGCTTCATGTTATGAACCCGATGGTGGGTGCCGTTCGTCTCCTATCCATAGATGGACGATTCCCAAGTTTACGTCGTAAACGGGGCAACAGAGCCGTTTCTTCCCAAGGTTGAAGCTCCACCCCGCAAGGCTCACAGTCAGCCCAAGGCCCATAAACCGCCAGACGTACACGTCGAGCGAAATCCTCCTCATCGTCACATTCAAAGAAATCGATGGCAAATGCGTCTCCAACCATGTCATCGCTCCACATTCTCCGCGTACCCCGCTACGTCGATCATATTGTCGCGTTTCGGGTAATGGACATCCCTGTTGATTTTCAGCGCAATCATCATGTTCCCCACTACACGGGGCGGAATACTGGGAATGGACGGAAACCCGTTCTTACGCAGCCATCGCGTTAGTAATGCTGCCCAAATAACACCCAGCGATTCGAAATCTTCACTGGCCGGTCCATACTGTGGATCGCGTTCTTCATGCACGATTCGATACGCATCCATGAGAACCGACTGTTCTTCACTCATTATTCCCTCCAATAATATGGGCGCACCCCCGGTGGGGAGGGCAGCTCGAGGGTGCGCCCGATAATATCGTTATAAACCCTATAATACACATTTCTGCACCGGCACACGTCTGATACTCAAGGGGTTGTGTACGTAGGGTATCCTTACGTTGTACCGATCCGAGAAAAAGTGCCAAAAATATAAGAGTGAGGATAAGACACCCCACTACGCCCCCCCAGATCACCTAGTATCGTGGTCGTCGGTTAATCTTCGACTTTTTCTTCTTCTTTGGCATTAGCGCCCCTTCTGAGAAGGTCGCTTGTCGGGACTCTTCTCAAGAGACGTTTTGCGGGGGCCATCGCGTAGAATTACGCGGCCCTTAGCTCCGTCGCCCATTTCTCCGCCTTTCTAAGACGGTTGGTAGCACGAGGGCTAAACCGCCTAATGTAACCATCGAAATTGTAACAAGTACCGCCATAAGAGATGCTCCACTAGAGAGAACACCATCGTTTGCGAATGGCTTCGTTGCCAACCCTCTATTATACCACAGGGCTACCCATCCGGGTTGTGGTAATAGACTTCAGCGTCCTTATGAATCTTTCGATCCTCATCGCTATGGAAAGCGTCCGGCGACATGCGATTTAAGACTTCAATCGTCTGGCCGAGATGATGCAGCGCTCCAAGCTTGAGCGCGTGGTTTCGGGCTGAATCTTCGCGGAGCAATTCAATCTCAGTCATCGGTCGTTGTCCGCTCGCTTCAAGGATCTTATCGGCATACGAGTATCCTTCGTCGCGGAAACTTCCAGTCGATCCGCGTCCCGTGTTGTAATCGGCCAAGGCTTCGCGCATACTGCCATCACGATACGCCAGATGACTCGACATCAAGTTCGCGGCATACTCGAGACTCAGGTACGGATCGAAGGTCTTACCTTCCATATCGGGATGATACACGGGGATAATCTGGGCGATGCCCTGCGCTCCGGCCCAACTCACCGCCTTAGGATTCCACCCCGACTCCATGTTGATCTGGTTCTTAAAGACAACCGGATCAATCCCGGCTTGTTCAGCCATCGCATCGGCGTATGCTTTTAGCTCAGTAATCATACTCACCCTCTCCATCGTTCGGTCCACCTACACGACCCTCTAAGTATAGCATCTGCCAGTACAGGAGGATACGGAATTGACGAACGGAACCGGCCCAGAGCATCACGCAGGTTTTGTGGCCCACCAATCCGAGTCTGCCAGTATCTTATCAAATCTGCGGTTGGCTTCATTAAACGCTAAGTCTCGCAGCGCCTTTCCTCTGAAAACCGTTGTAGGCGTAACACCCCCTATCATCCCCATCATGTACCCTGCTGCCGTATTCTTATTAAACAGATCTGGGCTTGTATGTGGCCCTAACAGCTTGGAAAGATCTGTATCACTCAGTTTACTGATCGCAGTCCCCATATCCTTCTTCCACGCCCTGTACGCGACCTCTGGAGATCGTCTATCGATAGGCTGGTCCTCCGTGGCCGGTTGGTCATCCCGTATCACGTTTCTCTTTTCTGTTCCTACCCCCATCGCCTCGGGATTTGTAATGAAGTCCCCCATCCGCACGAGTCTTGCTTTCTCGGAATCCGGGAGACGATTCCAATCCCTATCGATATTTACTTGTCCGTCATCACCCGGGAAGTGTGGTTGTATTCTAGTCCACGCGCCCCCTCGGTGCCATAACCGCTTGAGTATATCGTAATTCGTGCTGCTTGATACAACATCCATCTCCGTTAGGTTTGGTGGTATACTCGGATCGTATGGTTCTGCACGTAAACCCTGCTCGAAGATCTGTCGTTGTTTCGCCCCTGCATCTATCATCCTCCGTAAGAACAATTCTGCTTCCTCCGACATTGGTTGACTAGTAGCACCGGGATGGATAGCTTCCCCCGTATCAGGATCGACCCCGTAAGCGTTTTCCTCGAACCACCTTGAAACAGAAGGTAACGACAGTTGCTTATTCCGAAGTTCGTTTAATTCAGCACGTTCTGTAGCCGCTTGTGGAGGCTCTTGGTACGGGCTGCGCGGAAGACCCTCTTTCTTGGGCGGCTTGGCGAACCAGTCATATCGGGCGTGATACCCGAAGAAATCTTCAGGGTCTTCAGCTTTATATTTGTTTATGTCGGCCTGAGTCATCGGGTTTAACCACCCCGCGTCATCGCCAGTAAAACTGGGCGGAGCCTCTAAAGACCGAGTGTAGAAATCGTCAGGCACAGGAAAGTCTGTTGACCCTACCCCCCCTTGTTCATCGTCACTACCTATGCCGGGATGCTCCACCCAAGTCGGCTGTTGGAATTCCTCAATTTCCTGCGGACTTGGCGTGCTACCGCCCTCGTAATAGTCGTAAACATTCTTAGGAAAAGCAAAGGGTAATTCGTTGTGCGCGACTTCCAAGTTCTGCATTACAAGTTTGGTTATCCGCGCACGCTCCTCTGGATCTGGTATCGACTCTAG